AGTTTCTTTAGTTACATTTAGTGTTTGTGTAGATTTTAAAAAGAAGTTTGCTCTTTGTATTGCACCTTGTTTGTTTATAAAATAAACCTCAACATTATCAAACTTTTTACAAGTATCTTCAATAACCTCTAATGTTTCTGATTTACTACCATCCGTTACAACTACGGAAGTTATTGTTGCAGTTGTGCTTGTTGCATATTCAATCATACCAGAAGTATTTGCCACACCAGTTGATATTGTTACACTTGATACTGTTGATGAACCATTTTTAAATGTAACTGTTTGTGCGCCTGTAAAAGTATCAGAGCCAGAGTTCACACTCATATTTGCAACTACTGGTATTTTTAACACCTCACTTGTTTTTCTTATAATTTTTGAGTTTGACTGTAACAACATTGTATCACCTTTAAAAGCATTTAAGGTTTGAGTTGTTGCACTATTTGTTGTTGATACAGTTGTAAAGCCATCTTCAAAATATCCATATCCATCAAATGCCATCATTATAGTAGTTACTGCATCAAGTGCTGTATTACTTGAATTAAAAGGCGTTGCAGTTGTTTGCACCCATAAATTAATTCCGTTGTTACCAAACGTTCCACTAAAGTCGTAATCAATAAAATCTTTAATTAGTTCGCCTATTTCAAATATTACAAAGTTATTATCAGCAACTTCATTTTTTCTTAATGTATATGTAGTTGTTGGTGATGTTTGAAATGCACCAGTGTATATTGCTATTGTAAGCTGACAACTTGCAAGGGTGCTATTTGCTACCTTGATATATATAGGTGTGTTAATATTTACTTTTTGTATTGCCATTATTGTTTTAGTATTTTAGTTATCTCTACTTCAATATCATTACCCATAGCTTTTTGCACTTTATTTGGTAGATCACCATAATATTTAATAAAAGGTTTTGTAAAAAACAAAGACGGTTTAATTCCTTTTTCAAATATTTTTTTTCTAATTAAAAATACAAGACTTTTTCTTGGTATAAATCTACCCTTTCTATCTCTAACTTTATCACGCAATTGTAGTTTTTGAATACTCCATCTATCTAGCGCACCAGCAGGTGGCATACCTTTCAAACCCTTTGCACCACCTTTTGAAGTATATTGAAAATCTCTTGCACTTTTACCATAAAACCTAGTAGCTAAACTTCTACCACCTTTAACACCTTTTACACCCAAGTCTTGATATTTTCCATATTGTAACATAAAAAAAGAAACTGATTGATTACTTTCATTAGGTTCAAAATAAATGCTTTGTGCCAATTTTCCAGTATTACTAATTGCACCAGCATTTGCTCTTGCTTCTTGTACAACTTTTGTTGCAAACTCCCTTAATATTTTATTTAATTCTTTTAATTGCATCAACAAATATTTATGTCATTTGGTATTAATATATCCATAGTAGCAACCCATCCAGCTACTTCATTTTCAAACCTATCATAAAAAGGTTCACAACTAACAGCACCATCTAGTTGATATTTAGTCGTATATAAATCACCACTTCGCAAAGTTTCAATCAATTTATTAGCAACTGCAAGTTGGGTGTTAAGAACATCGTGTTCATTATCATTACCTCTAAATATATCAGTAGTTTCTTCTTTGCTTACATCTACTATATCCATACAGAATACACTAATGTTAAACCTTAATACTTGATCTTCTTGTGAAACGTTGTTTATTATTATATGGCTCAATGGGTATATGGTTTGTTTTGATAAATCTATTTTAGTAATATCACCTGTTGTAACTGTGTTTACATTTTCATCAGCCAACAAGTTTGTTTTAATTGTTTCAGTTAATAAGTAAAAACCTCTTGCGCCACTCATCTTCTATTTTTTATTTGTTTCATTTCTAATTCGTTTTTCTCTTTCATAAACTCTAGTGCCATCAAACACTGATGCATATTTAGTCCAGTGATATTTTCAAATCTTCTAACATCACCTTTAGCGAGTGCGAAAATTGACTGATACCACCCCCATTTAACTCCAAAGCTTCCAATTCCTGTCTTTGGGTCGGTGTCATCATTTCCATATAACCCATCATAATTTGTGATAATTCTATTCCTAAATTGTAAAAAAAAACAATGGAAGAAAAACAAACTGCTAATGGCATATCTTTCATTATGTCAGTTTCTTTACCATCGTATGCAACAATACTATATCTATCTTTATGTTTTGTATCTATTGCTCTATATAGTACCGCCATAGCTTTGTGCATTTGTTTCCAGTCTTTTATGTAAGTATCAATATCAACATATTCCCCAAAAGTCATTTCATCTAAACTTGGCATAAAGCCAAACTCAATACCGTGTATTGAAAATCTATTAATTAAAGTTTCTGTTTTGTTTTCAAATATCTTTATTAAGGTTTTTTGTATGCTTGTAATATGGCTCATACGAAATTCGTAAACATCTCTAACAGGAATATTACAAAATATCTCTATCATTCTTGATCCTAGCTGGTAATCATCATCTATCGTTTCTTGTGCTTCCAGGTATTCTTGATACTGCCCTAGTGTAATATCGTGCAAACTTTCAGGCACATTGATTTTAATTCTCATAATTATATAACAATTTTATTTACTAATTTATAAAAAAAAAGGACAGTCTTGCAACTGCCCTTAATTAAACTAAACATATAATGAAAAAACTACTTTACCTTTTTTGTTTCCAGTAAAGCATTTGTTGTACTTGTTGTTCTCTTGACAACTCATCCCAACCATCTTTTAAAGCTGGGTGCTTTCTTTTTTTCCGTAGGTATTCAATCCCATTATTCATAAAGTGGTTCATTTTTTATAATTTAGTTTTGTATATAGAAAAATGTGTTTGTATTTCTCCTATTTGTTTTAAGGTTTCTAAAGCTGTTCCTTTTTTATAATATCCACTATTTTCCGTGTATTCAATTAAGTCTTGTTCGTTTACCTCAAACCAATCTATTTTGTCTTTGTATGTTTTATAAATTTTCATTGTTTAAGTTTCTTTTATGTTTATTTGTCTAATGAATATACAAAATATTTTTGAATCTACCAAATATTTACCAACCTTTTTTATCTGCCTTTACAAACTCACCATCTTCAAAAGTTATCCAAACATCAATTTTAAAGTAACTCCATAGTCTTCTACTGTATGTTCTAAATGATGGTTCAAATACTCTTTTCATAGCAAACTCATCCTCTACTATTTCTATTTGTTTGTTTGATAATTTCATATTATGTTTATTTATTTACACAAATATACAAAACATTATATAATTTACCTAATTGCATATTTACCGAAGTTAGGTTTGCTTAGTATTGAATAAGTTGCATACCTTACTGCATCTGCTATATGATTATTTTTATCTTCTGGTTTGTTTGTTAGTTTACCTGTTTTATCTTCCAACCATTTGTAGTTTCTAAACTCTTGGATAGCATTGGTACTATCTTTGTGTATATGTATCTTAAACCTTTTTAGTAAATCTATTCCAGCATTTACACTATCTCTACCTTTTAAACTTGCTCTAATACTCCAACCCATTCTTCTTAGTTCTTCTATTATTCTTGGTTCACTACTATCAGCATATATTGGTTCACGCTTTACTTTACCTTTTAAGAAGTTGTGTATATCACCAGTAGTCATCATTGTTCTATAAAGTAATTCTTCTATGTATAAGTTGTTATCTAGTTTGCTTACCTTAACAAGTGCAGTTGGATCATTAGTGAAACCAAAGTCCATACCAAATGAAACCACCTCTGCTTCAAAAGGCACTTGGTTACATTCTACATAATCAAATATTGTTGCCTTGCTTATACCTTTTTCACCAAGTCCATATATTTGCCAATATTGTTCATCAGTATATTTAAGTCTTTCTATTTCATCTATTAAGGACTGCTCTAAAAATGGGTTATCTTTGTAAGTTGTTTTAAGGAAGTTTGCATCTTCACGTGGTATTATTTTGTCATATATCCAATGGTATTCTTCACTTGGGTTATAGTCAAGTATTATTTTATCACTTGTTCTAAATAGTAGTTGTTGCCAGTCTTCCCAAAACAATTCATTTGCTTCATTGATAAACAACAAATGTCTTTTACGACCTCTAACTTTTACAGGTTGATCTAAAGAAATAAACTCTATTAAGTTGCCAAACAAATTATATTCACTGCTTGACTTGTTGTGATTATCCTCATTATATAAATTATGCTCACGCAATATATTGATAAAATCTCTTAACACTGTTGCCCTCAATGCTGGGTAAGTCTTACGACAAATAGTGATAGTCTTATTAGAGTTATTAAGACAATAATAAAAAATAATATATAAAAGAATGTTGAATGTTTTTCCTGATCTGGTTCCACCTTGATTAATTATAATCTTTTTATCACTATCAACTAAATTTTCAAATACAATATTAGTCTTTAGGTTTATCTTCATTTCTTATGATCTCTATTTTTACATTACTTGGTGTACCATCAGCACCAGTAATTTCTTGTCTTTCAACATATCCTCTTTTTTTACCTTTAGTTTTTAAATAGAATATTGTAGCTGATGTTGAGTTATCAGCTATCTGTTTATGTAGTTGTGATTCAGCAAAGTCAAGTGCTACGTTTTGTAAGTCATCTACTTTGTTTCTAAAGTCTTGATCTTCTTTATACCATTCATAGTATGTTGTTCTTCCTACTCCAGCTATTTTACAAGCAGTTGTTACAACACCTAAAGATTTTTCAAGTGCTTCCAATAATGCTTTTTTATGGTGTTCGGTTTTGTTCATTTTCTTTTTGGCTCATTAGTAAATGGGTAATCTTCTTTATAAGTATCCCACGCTATGTTTGTTCTTTTTCCTTTTATAATTTTAGGCATTAAATATCTATGTAAAATTCTATGGTGCAATCTACCACCATTTTTCTTTTGTCTTTCAGCATAACACAAACTTGGAAATTGTATTGGTATTACTAATGATTTATTTAATAATTTGTTTTCATTATACAATTCAGTTAAACCACCCTTTTGTGTTGCACTTGATGTTGGGTTCAAAGCTAAACCAGTTGCCACACTTCCAGTAAACAACCCCTCGTTCATAACACCTACAAATTGTGAAGTATCATTATCCTGTATAGATCTTTCACCCCTATATATATATTTGGTGTTTACAAATGTTGTGTTCATTACCTTGTTTCTAAATATTTTATAATCTGGCACACTAAACATATCACCAGTTTGACTTAACCCAAATAGTCCTATTTTTTGTCTTTGCATAAATTCCTTTACACCCTCAAACACTTTTACAAAATCTTCAAGTACAGCACCCCTTGTGTATATTGCAAATGGTTTTATTTCATATTGTCTTGTATCATCATCAATCACAAGGTAAAAATCGATATTTAGTTTTTTTGCAATATCATAAAACATATTTCTACATTGACCAGCACTTCTTCTTGATTTACTTTGTCTATGCACAAAATCATATCTATCTCTTGCTTCTTTCATATTGAATATATGTAAGTGGCAATTTAGTTTAGCCATTTCTTTTTTGTAAACATCTATATCATCAGTTTCATCATCAATAAAAACGTGTATTTTTTTACTATTATAACCTTTTTTTACAAAATACTTTGCGGTCTTCACATTTGTTGGACGATGATATGATGGTATAAATATATCTATCATTTTATATCTTCATCTGTAAAATTTAATATTCTAATTAAGTCATCTTGTATAAAGCCATTCAAACCATTATCAGTCAAAACAAGTCTTAGTCTTTCTATTGCTTTTTGTTCTTCATCACTTGCATTGAAATAATAATAATTTGCAACTTGTTCAAAGTCTATTTTGATAAATCTATATGCAAACATTTTAAGTATTTCTTTTTGTTCAGTACTTATTTTGTATTCATCAAGTGCTTTTATTTTTTCCTTATGCTTAGTTAGATCAATGCAATCTTGTAAATTTATGTTTGGTATTTCTTTTGGTTCATAATACATAGGTTTATATTCTAAACCAGATAACAATTCAGTATTTTTTATTGATGGCACATTTACACCCCAATCTTCTAAGCTTTCTATATCCCATTCATTAGCAAGTATTTCAAAGTCCCAATCACCAAAACTACTATTATCTTTAATGATAAATTCTTGTTTTTGTTTTTCACTCAAATCATCAGCTTGTATAACCCATATATCTTCCATACCTAATTCCAATGCTGCTTTATATCTCATATTACCACCTAGTATGATATTGTTATTATCAACTACTATTGGTCTTAGTTTTAACATTTCAGGAAATTCTTGCAAACTCTTTACCAACTTTTTAAATTTATCTTTACCAATAAATCTAGGGTTAGATGTGTTTTCTTTTATTTTATTTATTTTTATTTTATTTGGTTTCATAATGTGCCACTAATTGTATAACTATCTAAATCAACATCTTCAAGAAAAAACATTTTATATCTTTCTATTGCTTCAAGTGTTTTCTTTTTACCACTTTCATAAAATTCATTTCCTACATTAAAGATACCAATATCACAACTCTGTTTATCTATAACAAGAAATTGAAATTGTTTTGGCTTCATTTTAAATAACTTACAATAGATATACACTTGAATATCATAATCGTAAGCATATGCACTATATTGTGAACGTGGGTTTGCGAAGTTGTGTATTGACGATGTAGTTTTTAAATCTACTATTCTATTACCTTTTGCTAATATGTCTGCCTTACCTCTGAATGGTATGCCCTCAATATAATCAATGGCTGGTATTTCATACTCACAATTTGTTAGTAATTTAAGTGCTTGTTCATTTCTAAATAAAGCATCTTGTAATCTTTCTATTTCACTTCTTTCTTTTGTGGTAAATATGGTGTGTTCTTTATCTTTGTTTTGTGATACTGTATCTTTAAATAGTTTAGCTGTTCTTGACTTACAATCAACAAAAGTATATTTGCTAAATTCTTCTGGTTCTAAAACTGACAAATGTAAAAGTCTTCCAAGTAATAATGCCTTTGTTATTGGATCACCATACTTTATTGTATAAGCATAACTCTTAGGACTTTTTCTTAACTTCTTTATTACAGAACTACTTAATGTTGTTTTACCAAGATAGTTATAATAAAAATCATCACTTGCCATTTCTTTCAGCAAATCTGCTTTTTTCCAAGTTGTAGAATCTAATAGTGTTATTGAGTTCATTTATTTTGTTATTTAATTTTTGTATGTCTTTATCATAAGTGTTTTCTAAGTATTGTATTCTTTTAGTTTTATACATATCATCTATTAATAATGTATTTGTAAAAGTGTACATATTTGTTAAACAACCCATCATTGATCCTAAGTTTTTTTTTCTTGGATCATCTTTATCTAATTCTTCAAACATCTTGCAAAGAGTATGTCCTAACAAATTAAATTGTGATTCATAATATAGTCTTTGGTTTATATTCATTTATTTATGTTTTTAATTACAGATTTTTTTTCATTTAAAAGATAACATTTTTTTTTTACTTTCTTACTGCCCCAAAAAGAAGTTTCAGGACACCAAAAGTCTTTAGGTTTGCCAACATCTAATTTGTTTAACCAAAAAAAATAATTTCCTTTTGGATCATTTACAAAGTATATCTTCACAATATCCTCATCCATTTCCATCAATTTATCATACTTGTATTTTTCAAGTAACTTATTTTCATAGTAATCATTTCTAAATTTCATTTCAATCACCACTGGAAAACCTTTTGCAGTGTAACCTTTGGCGTCATAGTGTTCATACTTTGCACCACTCCATTTTAAATTCCACCCATCCAAATTTAGAACTGCAACTATTGCTTTTTCAAATTGATGTATTGTATCTAATTTTGCCATATTATCTATTATGTGAAATGGCATTACCATTATTTCTTAAATACTTCATTTACTTGTTTTATCCATCTTTTGATTTCTTTGTTGTTACAACTACAAAAGTTTGGCTCACTATATTTATGGTTGTAATACTTTGCGTGTAGTTCACACATAACTTTAAAATCTTCTAGTGTAATTTCACTATTGATTCTTGCGTGTACTTCATCCCAAGTTTTTTTGTCTAAAGCTTTATCTTGTTCCATTTTTTTCTACGTTCATCACAACCACAACTAGGGAATATTTTTTTCCATACATACCTTATCCCAGTGTACTTTGTTATATAATATACTAAATCACCTAACCTCATAATATTTCTTTTAATATTTTTTTTACTTTGTTATAAGTCCTATATAAACTATAATAACTAATATGGCTTTTTTCTGATAGTTCTTTTATGCTTGTGCCACCCTCAATAATTTCATAAACTTGCTTGTCGTACCAATGCAGTTCATTTAGTTTTTTAATTACTTGTTTGTATTTTTCTTCTATGTTAAAACCCATTGGTGTTTGTTTTCCTATTTTATTTATATAGTCATCTATATTTATAACATTAAATTTTGACTTTTTTATTTGCAAGTTTGTAGTCATATGCCTTAACATCATATATATATAGTAATAATTTATGTCATCACCGTATGATAAATCTTTACCATTACGTAAATATTTTATCACTCTTACATACATTTCCTGGACTAAATCTTCAGCGTAATCGTCAATTCCAAATGATTTAACAATAGCAATCCAGTCATTATGTTTGTCGGTTAGTTTCTTTAAGACATTCAAAACGGTGCTTTAATTCTTTCCAATAAAGATAAAAGTACAGTTTTTTTTCCATTAATTTCAAAACCAACATTATTTTTTATGCTCTTTAATATTATAGGACTGTCAATGGGTGTTGGTCTTCCACCAGTATCAACGTCTTTAATTTTTCTTATATGTATTTGTAAGTTCATCCATTCAGTTGGATGTTGGGTGTACCTATGGCAACAAATGAAATCATCAGCACGGTTCACAAACTTGCCCCCACCCTCAACGTCTGCTGCAAGAGGTGGTATTGGATGTCCGTGATATGGATGCCCTACTGGGTGTTTGATTCTTAAAGCGTTAGTTGCAGCGTGTGTAGTTAGCCAGATAGATACATTTTCTTTTTTGCAAAAGTTTCTCATTTCGCTAGTTGCCTGGTAGTCGTAATCGTGTTTGTTAATACCACCTAAAACATTTCTGTCAATAGATAACGAGTTATATGGATCAATCAAAAAGCCATCATAATTCCAAACTTTGTTAATGCTTTCACCTAAACTAATTAATTGCTTATAAGTATAAAGTTCTTGTGCATCTACAAATTTAAAATGTTGATATACAAATTTAGCGTGTTTGTTAAATTCTTCTTCTTTGATAAGGTTAATTGGTTTTTCTTCTAAAAACTCTATAAGTTTTTTTATCATTTGGTGAGGATCGTTTTCGCTAGAAAAAACCAACCATTTCAATTTATGAACCACACTATACAACAACATTAAGTAAAGAGTAATTGTTGTTTTACCAGAATTGGCGTGTCCTAAGATTAAGTTAAAATTAGATTTTTTGAATCTAAAGTATTCGTCTATTTGTGGTATGTCTAATTTGTAACCCTCTGATACTTCACCCTTTCGGACTTTTATCAGCTTGTCAATTTGCTTGTCATAATTAATCAGCATTTGTCATAGAATTGTTTGCGTAGCCTGATGCTTTTTTATAGTTTTTAAAATCACTATGGTAAATATAATCTACAAACAATTCAA